CCATTTATTCACCTCCTTCAAAATACCATTTTCCGTTAGTTGTAAGTTTTGCCCATTTGGGCGCACACTCTTTCGCTTTGCAAACATAACCATAATAAGGCTTACCTCCTTTAGAGATTCCTTCTTTTAGAATATGCCCATGTTGGCACGCCGGTGGCTCATTAGGTATCGATGCACCTATCTCAGCAACAACATCTCCAACAGACCAAGCGACCGGATCTTTAGGTTTATCAGCTTCAAAACTATCTCTCAGAATTGTTTCAATTTGTGCTGACTTAGATCCAGCCTTGCCATACATGTTTTGACGACTTTCCAACTTCTCCTTAAAGGATTGATCTGCCTTGACAGTTTCCATGCTGTCTTTTGTAGCTGTTTTGTTTGAGCCTTTAAGAATTATTATTGCCCTTCCTAAACTACTGCTGGCAGTATCCTCGACATACCATTTTTTCATGTTCGCCATGTATGTTTCTCTAGATCCGAATGCAATGTTGCTAACTGCCGGTGCTGAATCTGTTGCATCTCGCCACAAGGTTGCTTGCACCAAGATATAACCCTTTTCAGGATCATGACTAATTACTGATATATCAGATCTACCCATTGGATAATTGGCAATAAACCATTTGTTCAAAGTTGCCACATCCTCATAATCCTCGAGATTAAATGCCATTAAAGATCATCTCCCTTTTTGAAGTCATTGTCGATTTCGGCATCATAAACTGTTTTGTAAATACCGATGTATGCTGCAATATCCACAAGACTGTCATGATGCCCCGGACTTTCCTGCAAACGACTAATTTTTTGCAAGATGTTAATGATACAAATATCATGAGGCATGACTGGGTATTCAAGATACGAACTGACCAGCTTTGCGATTCGCTCCATGTTGTAGAAAGGATGCCCATACACGACACCCCTTGACTGGATAGTTGTGATGGCTTCATCAAAGAGCTGCTCAGTTTTTGTCATAATCAAAGACTTCATCTGACTGCTGTTTAATGTTGGTCATTCTGCGGTGCATATCCCAGCCCATTGCCCTGCCACGCCAATAACCCCGATTGTAAATTTCGGATTGCCATAAACTAAATGCGTAGGCTAACAAGCCGGTGGCTATCATGAACCATAAAATAGTAATCCCATTGATTTTCATGCGTTCACCGCAATTTTGTCAGCGTAAGCCAATTTCCAATCAAAACCATTTGCATCGTCAATTGCGTAAGCAGCCTTAATTCTTGAACTGTGAATTTCGGATGCACGATGACCTGATGGACGCTTGCAGCTTAATCCTGCTTTTACTAAACAATCAGGACATTCTAACGATCTAGGACAAACATCCCCACGAGTAGTGCCGTTGCACCATTCGCATTTTCTTTCATTTGACTTCATGTTGCTCCCTTACATATCCACAGCATCTCTGTGAATACATAAAGTTTGACCTAAATCAAGTTTTTAAGCCAATAATTTATCGGCGTGGCTTATAACGATTAGATAACGCCAATATCCTCAACATCATCGATATGGTCATCAATCGTGCGGTCGATATAGTCTGTTTCACGCCCCATAAGACTTTCCAAGAGCTGTGAAACTGCCATCTTTGTTAATTGGAATCATCTGCACATTCATATTCTTGCCATCCCAGTCCATAATGACGATTCCCATTTGCCAGTTAGCCAAGCCTTTTGTATAGGAGGCTTTTGCCCTGTTCATAAGGTTGCCTGTTTCAACCCCATAAAGGGGTCTATAAGCCCCGTAGAGCCCCTCTGAGTAGGCTGACATACCTAACCTATGAGTATGACCACAAACCACGCTCTTTCCTGCCTTTTTGGCAAGATTTAGGGCAGTCTGTCCAGCGTTAGGATTCATGTTGCCTTCATCGCCATGAGCCAAGATCCAGCCCTTTTCAAATTCAAAGAATGTTTTGTGGAATGTAATGCCCATAGATTCAAAATCCATAAACTTCGCATACTGCAATTCGGGAAGTGAAATCATTCCCGGAACTTTTAATAAAGTGTTATATAGGCGATCAGTATGATTACTGCGGATGATATGAGCTTCTCGGCTGTGCTCTGTGAGAGCCCAAAGGATCTCTTGAGTAGCTGTGCGGTCATCATCCAAAGTTTGTTGATAAGCCAAAGGTGTTTTCTCAGCCCAACGGCTAATAGTTTGGAAGTCGATCTCATCGCCAACGCATAAAACGCTGTCAAATCTTTCACGCTTCGCCAGTTTAATAACATTCTTGACCGCTGTTTCATGATGGTAGGGAATTTGCAAATCACTTATTACTAAGTATCGCTTAATCATCATCCTCATCGTCAGTTGGATCTATGGAAGGAATAATTCCGCCATCGCCTACGATCCAATCAGGAAAAGTCTTATGCTCGGTCATCAACCAAAATGCGTGCTCTGGAGTAAATCCTGCTTTACGAGCTGCTTTATAACATTCATGCAATGCGGTGTAATGCTGATCTATCTTTGTTAATGGTTCAGGAGATTGGCGAACGATACGCTTATTGATCTTTTTGCGTTTGATAGGTTTGCGTGTGTTCGCCATAAATAAAATTATCGCTTACTAATTAAAACAAAGAGATCATCGACACGCTGTTCTAATCTTGTAATTTGGTCTTTGATCGAACTTCCAGAATTGGGCTTCAATTCTTGTAAATAGGACTTAATAACCCAGCGCAGACATAGCAACAAACTTGTTGATATGGCGCATACGCCAACGGCAATACCAACCCATTCGTTGGCTGTCATTTCGCATTGATTCCATAATCAGCTTCTTTACCGGACTTTGGATCTAATGCTTTGGCAATAGGTGCAACCAATGCCCCAGCAAGGATTGCAAATTCTGGTCGGATATCAGCAACAATTGCCAATGCGACAGTTATACCGGAAGCAGCCACAGCTCTTAAATATGACTTAATTGCAGCCTTGTGTTTGTTGGATAGTTTCATGCGTTGCCTCCTAGTAGTGGGATGTTAAAGAACTCTCCTGTTTGTTTTGGATGAAATGAAATATGAATGTGCTTGGTGTGAGGGTTGATGCCTTTGTATCTACGCCAACGCCAATTCAATAGTTTGCTGGCAATATGATGATTGTGAATAACATATTTGATCCGCTTATCTGTTTTGCCAGCAATTCGGATTTGATCGGCAAGGTAGGCAGATATGCCTTCGGCTTGACCTAGATCAGCTGTAATATCAATGGCACAAACTTCACCCGAAGGCAAGGCGTTGTGATCCGATTTTACTTTTTGATGCCTAGCGTCTGAAATCCAACCATCCGATTTTCTAGATCTTTCAACAAAATTGTCATCAATTTGTTCTCGTAATTGAACAGCTGCCTTCGATAACCATGGTTTCATTTAGACACAATTCCTCAAGATTATGCTATGAGAGTATTAAATTCCTCTTGGGTCAAACCCAAGCGTTCAAATAATACTGCCTTAGCCTGAGCTTTGGTTTGTGTTTCGGTAATTTCATCAGCCTTTACCTGCTCAATAGCGGCATCAATTTCTGCTTGAGTCGGTGCTTTTCCTTCAAGCACATCCCATTTGATTGTTGAATAATCATTATCGGTTAATGAGAACTCAGCAGTTGGTTTAAGTAATTTAATTCCTAGTATTAAATAATCTTTCATTATGCACCTATTTCCATAAGTATTATGTTGGAAGGAGAACTTGCGTATTGAAAATAAAGAGTTTGACTGTTCGCCGTTCCAGCACATTTTCCTTGTAATTTATATGTCGTTGCTGACGTGGTTGCAGGGCTGTCTAAATAAACTATTGAATTTTGCACCTGATTTTGAACAAACATTGAACCCGATAAAACTTCTGCGCCAATTCCAAAATAAAGGTCAGCACCCCAATCTAAAATTTGAGTAGCACCTCTAAGTAATCTTGCACCCATATAAAATTGATGTAAGGCTCTTGTTCCATAATTGCTTGCTGAAATCATTACCAAAATTTTACTTGAGGCAAGTGTCGGTGTTATGGTGGCTGTAATGCCACTATCTGTTAAAGTTGTTGAGGTAATAGTTGTTTGAGTTGTAGTGCTTGCGCTTACAACCTGCAAAACTTTGCCACCACCAGCGGGGGCAGCCCAAGTTGGCACACCGCCAGCAACAGTTAAAACATTGCCCGTTGATCCAATTGCTAATCTTGCGGGAGTTGAACCACTTGATGAATAAATTGTGTCGCCTGTGGTAGTCATTGGGTTAGTCATACCTGATGCGTCTGTTGCCCATTCTGGAGCAGTTGCGCCTGAATTAACTTTTAATACTTGACCGGCTGTTCCTAAAGCCAATCTTGTATTTACATTTGCAGTTGCTGATCGATAAGAAATATCACCTGTGGTTGTTTCAGGATTTAAATTTTTTGTTGTTGTATCAATAGATGAACCAAGCGTGCGGATTGCAGCTGCGCCATCCTTAACCAGATCGGTGTCGTCCGGTGTTTCCCAATTATAGTTCGTAGTGTTTGCCATATTAGGCTACTGCTCCAATCGCATTTTCCCATGTTAGTATAGCGGATAAAGTGTTCCATGCCTCTGAGGCTGATACTTGCTCCCATTGAACTGCAACTTGAGAGAATTCGATCGGGCTTAGATTTATGGTCAAAAACAATTCGTTGAATCTAGTGCTCCAACGCCAGCCTTC